CTAGAACAACACCACTGCTCATCAATGGAATGTATGGGCAATAGAATGCTGCTGCATCTGTTTCACTTGAACCTTTGTAACCAACTAATACAGGTTGTGTATCTGGTGCATATGTATTAACGAAAATACGCATTGCGCCATTTAATGTACCTACAAACTTTGTATTTGTTGGTGCTTCGAATGTACCTTCTGTAGTACGTGCAAATGCTGAAGTAGTAGCACTTTGTAATACTGTTAATGCTGCTGGGGAAACAACTGCCCAGTTACCAGCACCACGACGAGTACGCTGTGCGATTAAGTTTGCAACACGATTGATTAGAACTGCTAATGCAGCATGTTCGTCACCAACGAATGTAGCAGTACCACTTACTGTTGCTTGATTGTATGTGAACTCTGTTGAAGCCAATGTTGATAGGCTTAATAGAATTTCTTGATCAATTTCAGCAGTAATTTCTTGTGCAAGTGCTGCCATAATTTCTGCTTCAACGTCGATACCATGCTGTGATTGTGCATCCTGTGCTGCTTCGAATGTCCAACGAGCTTGTAACTTACGTGACTTAGCTTCAACAGCTTGTCTTAAGATTTGTACAGAAATTTGCTTACCGCCATTACCTTCAAGAACTGCTGTATTGTTAGCTGTATACTGGTCAGTAGAAGTTGTTGTACTTGTTACTGTTGAGTATGCTTGTGCAATCTTGAATGGTGATAGTGCTTCTTCACCTGCTGTTACGCTTGTTGCTGCTGCACTTGTATCTGTTAAAGATTGTGCATAACGTACACGTAATGTATGAATTTGACCAACTGGGCCAGTCATTGGCTGAACACCAACTAATTCATTTGCAATAACAGTTGGCATTACACGACGAATAACCGGTAGAATAACACGGTTAAGTGTAGCAATGTTACCTGCTGTAGTTGTACCAGCAGAACTTTCTGAAAGTAACTGCTTGCGAGTGTTTTCTAATACAACACTCATTGTTGAGCGGCGAGTACCTTTAAGACCTTCAAGTAGGGCTTCTTTGGTCTCGTCCCAACGGCTTTCTAATAGAACTTTTGACATTTATTATTTCTCCTAAATTTTTTATGTCTTTATTAAAGCCCTGCCAAACGTCTAAGATCAATAACGTTATCACGTTCTTCGACCTCAACATTATGTGTCACGGCAGTCTTATCCCCAGTAACTTCTTTTACGCTCTCTGTAAGAACGGGCTTTTTAGCCTCTTTCTTTTCATTGATTGTATTCAAAACACTTGGGAGATACTTATCGAAAGCGACCTGTAGACGAGGTGTTTGGACGCTTTCTAGTAAGTCACGCATTATGGTTGCCTTTTCTTGATTTAGATTAGACAATAATTCTTCCATGATCTTGTTACGCTCATTGGATTCTTTAATAATACGTACTTCACGTTCCTTGTTTTCAACTAATTTCTTAGCTTGTGCTGCAATTACTTTAGCTTCGGAAAGTTGTTGATCTTTTTCCTGTAGTGTTGCTAATAACTTACGTGTTTCTGCCTTATCGTTAAGATATGTGCCACTATATTCACTAGCAAAACTTTCGAAGATACGACGACCAAAATCGTTTTCACGTGCGATCTTAATATCTTCTTTTAGTTGATTAATTTCACCCTTTAGATGAGTAGCAACAGCGGAATTAAGTCTCTTAGCACTTTCAGTTACAAACTTTGCCTTCAATGCTTCAAGCTGCTTACGTCCTTCTGCAACCAACTTAACCTTAGCTTCAACTACTGCTTGTTTGTCTTGTGAGAATTCTTTGATTTCACGTGCTAGTGCATGAACGATGAATTGTTCTAGCTTTTGCTGACTTTCCATTTGTAGTTTACGCTCTGAACGTAGTTCTTTAATTTCTTCAGCTAATTTCTCAACCATAAAATTATTGAACTTCGTTGCGTGTTCTTGCATTTTTAATTTGCCTTTAACGCGGTCTTCGTTCATTGCTTGTCTTTCAGCATTGAATTCTTCAATCTCTGCTGTTAGACCTTCTGTTACCATTTTATCAAGGGCTTCAACCATTATGTTTTTATCGTGTTCATAACGTTGTGCAAATTCTTCACGTAATTCTGCACGTACTTGTTCGCGGGCTTCGTTAAGCTTAACTTCCCATGCTTCATTGATAGCTTGGGCTGTGTCTTCATTAACGATACCACTCTCAAGTAATGGTTTGATAGCATCAAACATGCTGTGTTCCCCTTATAACTTGAGGTCCTTGATAAGACGAACCACTTCGTCTTTCAGGTATCTCTGTACTTTCTTGTCGTTTTGTGCATCTTTTGCAATATCCAATAACTTATGACCATGACGCATATTCATCATGCCTTCATAAATTGCTTTAGGGTACGCATTAGGAGCACTAGGCTGTGCGACAATGTCCACAGTGACTATTTCAAAGTCACTAACCTTACCTGTAGCATCATCCACGTTACCGCTTCCTCTGCTACTAACACCTAGTTTCACACCACTGTCAAGCATTGTTGCTACAAGTTGACCCATTGGTGTTGGAAGAATCTTTAATTTACCGAAACCATTTGCACCGTCCATCCACATATTTTGAATCATGTGACTTACACGGTCAAGATTGATTTTTAAATCATCAGGGTGATCGACCTCTCCTAATACAGAAAGACCTTCACTGATTTGTTCATTTAAAGTCATAACAGCTTTTTCAATTTCATCTACGGGGTAGATACGCTCATTTGCGTTTCTCACCCCGCCTTGAATGAAAATACCCTTCATATAAAGGGATTTTTTACTGCCTTCACCCTCACTTTCAACCACCATTTGTGCGCGGTCAAAAGTGAGATTTTCCTTAAGATACAAAGCCATTATCTCAGGTTTCCTTACTTCTTAATAATTTTCTTAACTAACTTCTTTGATTCAGCAACTGGACTCTTACTATTTTGTCCATTGTCACCATGCTTTGGCTTTGGTGCTGCTTCGCCTTTTTCACTGAAGTTACCCTTACCTGGTGCATTCTTAAACTTACCTGCGCCTGGTAGATCCTTAGTACTAGGATTTAATAAACCACCCTGTGTACCACCTGTTGTGCTATCGCCGCCTTGATCAAATTTAACTGGCTTAGCACCGTTGTCACCTACCTTTTTGTTAGCACCTAAGTTAGGGCTTTTTGTATAAGCACCGTTGTCACCATGAGTTACAGAAACTTTTTGAAGTTGTACTGCTTCTTCTAATGTTTCTTCTTCATCATCTTCTTCTTTTGATTCTTCTACTGATTCTTCGTCATCATCTTCTTCAGCAGATTCCATCATATCTTCGTCATCGCCCATGTCCTCATCACCCATGTCGTCGCCCATATCATCATCACGACCCATAAGTTCTTCGAACTCAGCCATTAACTCATCTAGTTTATCTTCTAGGTCTACGACACGATCTTCAAGATCACCTTCGCCTTCGTCACCGAATTCTTCCGCGTCAAGTTCCATTTCACCATCTTCGTCATCCATTTCGATATCTGCAAATTCATCTTCTTCTTCGGTCATGCCTTCTTCTTCAGCAGAAATCTCATCTAAAAGACCTTCTACTGGACTGTCAACCATTTCTTCGTCCATTAAACTCTCATAGATTTCGCGGCTCTTTTCAACTACGATATCATGAAATAATGCACGTGCTTTTTCTTCGTCCTCATTGATAATCAAATCAATAAGCTGTTCAAATTTTCTGTTATCCATTGTATTTTTCTCCTGATAAAAATGGCTTTGTAAGATATATTTACACAATATGGTGTAAAACACTGCAATAAGTGCTATTTTTTTACACTTTTATGAAAGATAATTAGATACCAGGCTGTTCTGGCGCTGCGGGAGTATATTGTTTACGAATTTTTTTAAGATTTTTTGCGTGTTCGAAATTACGGACATCCAACATTTTACGCAACTTACGTATTTGTCTTAACGTAAGTTTTGTTTTTCTAGTTTCTGTCCATTTATATTTGCTTTGGTCATCTGCTACATCTTGATAACCTTGCTTAGGAGCATCATACATCTCAAAGAGTTTCATATGATTATTTATCTTTACATTGGTGGACCGGCTGGCGGTGCTGCACCTGCTGCACCGGCTGGAGCAGCTTCAGGACCTGCCACTGCTGGACCTATTTCAGGCGGCATTTGTCCCATATCTTCTTCGCCTGGCAAGTTTTCAGCAGTTTCACTATCAGTTTCTAAATCACCTGAACTAATACCAATACTACGTAAATCACTTCCAGTTGCTTCACTATCTTCTGGTTCTTCACGTTCTTCGAACCATAGTCGGCTATTTTCTTCGATTTCTTCTTGTGTTAAGCCTAAGAATCTTTCCATAGCAAAACGTTTACTAATATATGGGAATGCTTCCATAGTTTGAAATACTGCAACACGTGCTGTATCTAATTCACTTTGACGATATGCAGCAAAGTTTTGTGGATCATTAAACTTAATATCAAACAAGCTTGAATCAATATTCAAGCCTCTCCAACGCATGAATAATTTAAATTCTTCGTTTAGTTTTTGTGAAATATAATTTTGCAAACGTTTGCAATATTCATTGAAACGAAACTCTTGAATCATAGCTGTACCAACTCTACCATCACTTAATGGTGTTGGATTATCTTCAGGACCTGTTGGTAAATAACTACTTGGAACACGCAAACCACGTGCTAATCTATTGTTAAAGTAACGTAAATCGTCAATCTCACCTAAGTTTTGTCCACCTTGTAATGTAGTAACATCACTACCTCTACTATCAGCAGTAACAGGGAAGAAGTAATCTTCGTTAATACTTAATGGGTTATATGTAGCATCTAATACTGATTGTCCACCTTGTATACTTGGTATACGTCTTTGGTGAATTTCATTTTTAATTCTTTCTACAAAAGCCATAGCCATATGACTTGGCATATTACCAACGTCAATTTTGAACACTCTACGCTCTGGTGCACGACTTATACGATAGATAAGAATAGCATCTTCTAATAATTCTTTTTGTTTGTAAACTTTGAAGATGTTTTCTAAAATACTTTGACCAAAGGGCCAGTAACGATCCAATCCTTCGGTAAGGCTTAAATGCACAATATGTTTAGCATCAACAGCAGCCTCGTTTAGACCCAAACTAAATCTACTACCAGTTGTACCATAAGGTTCGTTAGGAACTGTGTAGCTGTATGGGGCTGAGTACCCTGCTGTTGGTGGTTGTGCTTGGAAATCTGTGGTAGTTTTTTCAGCAATACTTAAGTTTTGTAAGTTAGGATTAATGTCTTTAATAACATACTGTTCAGGTTTTTTGCCTTCGCTTTCATTTACAATTACTTTACTTACTTTAGTCATATCTACCCAATATAACTTAAAGTTTTCAGGATCACGAACAAATACTTGATCACCGTATTTTATTGTATTACGGAATATTTTAAATGCTCTAGTATCAAACTCATTAAGTTTGCACCATTGTTGTAACTGCTTTTTAATTAGTTCTACTTCATGTGGAGTTGGATCCTCATGAAATTCAATCTCGAAAGGTGTTCTATTTTGAACATTTTTCTGTGTGCTAAACTCTGCAATAATGTCCAAACAAGCATTAATTTCTGCATCTACATCCATCATTTCATATTGGTTATAACGTTCAATACGATTCGGATGCCCTGTATAAACTTCAGGTAAACGACTTTGATAGTTTCTGTAACCGAACACATCATTGTTCCAACCACCAGTTGGACTTTGATTATACCCTGCTCCGTTCCATGCACCAATATTACTGTTGCCACCGGAGATAGGACTCATCTGTCCTGTTAGATTGGAAAAACGCTTTTTATATGACATAGTTATATATTTATCGTTTATACCTTACTGTAATTCAATAATTCGTCTTGTGTATTGTATGATTTTTCTAGAATATCTAATACGTCATCTAGTTTATCCGAAAGCATTGTGATTAGTTGACCTGTATCAACTGTTGGATTTATTGGAGTACCAGTAATTGAACTATTTTCCAATTTGTTCATAATCTCATCTTTATACTGGTCTATACTTAACTTCTGTACATCTTTTAATAAATTACCTAATTTACCTTCAGGCCAGACACTTTCATTTCCATGAAGCATAACTGGATATCCTGAATTGTTTCCTTTAAAGAAACCACCCATTTTAGCAACTTCAACATGAAAATGTTTACCTGTAGACCTATCTGGATTAAAATCATCATTGTACTCATCTAAAACTTTACTTGCTCCTTGTGATTTTAACCATTCTTTTATTCTTCTAGTTTCTTCTGGTGGTAAGGTTTCACCTCCTGGTATGGTGAAATCCATTGCTTTACCCTTAGCGTGTTTTGAATCAGGGTATTTGTTCCTATGGAACAAGTCATCCATAGCTGTTACTCTAATACCACCTAAGTCTTTAAATTTTTCATTTATTGTTTCTGCTAATGCTAAAAGTGCAGGATCTGCTTCTCCACCTGATGTTGCACCTTCTTTAAATTTTAATTTGTTTAAAATTTCCATTTTACGACCTGCTGCTCTAGTAGACAACGCTGCTGCACGTTGTTGTCTAGTAGCAAGTTCTGCTTGATCTACAGGTCTTCCGGTTTCATTAGCTGACATTTCCGAACTGCCTGGAAACATTCCAGTGTCACTTCCGAATCCTGTTCCTCTACGATAACCACCGGTTACATCTGATTGTCTACGAGCAAAATCTTTTTGAACGCCAAATGCTCCTGCAATTTTATTTGCTGCTTCTAGTAAAACACCAATGAAGTCATTAATCTTTTCAGTTGCTTTAGCTAAACCTTTAGTAAACAATGCAGATGTTTCTAATAATATGTTATCTGCTTCTATTCTTATTTTTCTTTGGTTTTGTTCTAATGTAATTCTATCTGCTAGTAGACCTTCTTCTTTTTTACTAGCGTCAATTAAATCTTTTGTAGTTTGTGTTAATTTACTAAAATCGGTTGCTTGTATTTCAATGGCACCATTCATTATTTTATTTGCGAGACCCAAATCAGCCAAAGCTTCATTTGACAACATAATAGTTTCTCTAAATGTACCCATAGATTCACTTACATTAGATGCTGTGCCTTGTAGTAGTTTAGCGATATCTTCTGGTTTTCCTTCAGTTTTAACTACGTCCATCATTAACTTATATGCATCTGGTGCTATCTGTTGTAGTTTAGCTGCTTGTTCTGTTGTGATTCTACCTTGATTTACAATTAAATCCATTAAACCAGATGCAGCTTCAGGACCAAATTTTTGCCTAAATGTGAGCATAGCATTTTGCATAGTCTCACGTTCTTTTTCGTTTAAGCCTTGTAAATAAATTCTAAAACGTGCATCGCTTAATTGCATTTCACGTTCTCTTTGCATTTCATCACGTGATAAACCAGTTAGTTCTTGTAACTCTTTGAGAGTTGTTAGATATTTGTAACTGCTTTGTTGTAATTCGGTTACACTTCTTGTCTGTGATAATCCTAATTTTGTTTGCAATCCTACATAATTTGCTACACTATCACGTATTGTATCTGATGTGTATCCAATGTTCATTAAAGAACGTTCAAAACTATCAGGACCAACAAATCCTTTGAATACATCTAATAACTTTTGTGTACCTGAAGTTACACTACCACCAAAATTACTTAATTCTTTGGTAATAGGTCTTAATACTTGTACAAGTCTTTCCCCTTCTAAAGTAGTCAAACCAATATAGTTTAAACTATCTTTTAGACCTTCTAATCCTCCTGTAGCAACAGCACTTATTTCACTAAGATTTTCAAATGATCTAGCCAGTGCATCCTGTCGTTTAAGACCTTCAACTCCTATTATAGTCGCAAATTTTGCAAGTGACCCCAGCCCTTTAATTACATTACCAAAAACTCCACCGGCTGCACCAAACAACTTTGTAAAATCCTCAACCGCATCACCGGCTGCTAAAATACTCCCCCCAAACTTTTCAACACCTGACGTTGGACTTATTAGAGCATTACCGAAGCTTTTAAGACCAGAGTTTGCAGTCTCCATAGCAATCTTATACCTCTGAGTAGCTATAGTAGCATCTTGTGTAGCTCGGATATAGGGATCCGTTGCTGTCGCACTATTTTGCATTTGAGTAAGAAATCTATTAAGATTGTCTAATTGGTCTTGGTTTATATCTGCCATAATTTTATGATATTAAATACTTCATTAAATGTATTTATTTGAATAAAAATACTCATTTTGGAGAATATATGACTGTTGAAAACCCACTACGCAACTACTTCCGTAGACCAGCACTACACCTTAAATTGCCTAGCAAAGGCAATGGATATACTGATGATGTGATAGAATTTCCCGAAAACGGCGAGATTCCTATCTATCCTATGACTGCTATTGATGAGATTACTACTAGAACTCCTGACGCATTGTTCAACGGAAGTGCTGTAGTAGAGATCATTAAAAGCTGTGCACCAAACATTAAAAACCCATGGAAATTACAACAAATTGATTTGGATCCATTGTTATTAGCAATTAAGATTGCTACACACGGTTCAACAACTGAAGTTGATACAACCTGTCCTAGCTGTTCTGAAGAAGCCAAATATGATATTAATTTAACTGCTATGTTAAATGAATTCAAACCTGGTGACTATAGTAAACCCTATGCCATTGACAATGTTCAAATAAAATTCAAATCATTAGCATATAATCGTGTAAATGACGTAAACCAAAAACAGTTTGATGTTCAACGTGCTATGCAAATTATTAGTAAAATAGAAGATGATAAACAACGTGAACATAATACTAGTGAGTTAATAAAAGAAATGAATGAAATGGCTATGGATATTGTTTTAGATACCATAGAATATATTAGAACTCCAACCGATACTGTAATAGATAAGAATTTTATTAGAGAATACTTACTAAACATTCCAATTACAGAATATGAAAAGATTCGTGATCATACCATTGAATTGAAAAAATCAACAGAGGCTAAGCCATTACATTTTCAATGTCAACATTGTAAACATGAATATGATCAGCCATTTAACTTAAATGTAACTGATTTTTTCGACTAAGACTTCTTCTCCTTGACTCCGAGGAGATTAAGAAGTTGATCGACGACATGGAGAACGATGTCCGTAAAATCAAACATCATGCATTAAAAATGAGTTGGTTTATGCGGGGAGGTGTTTCCTATGAAGATGTACTAAACATGAGTCCCGATGAAAGGGATGCCATTAGTAAAATTGTAGAAGAAAATCTTGAAACTACAAAGAATAGTAAGATGCCTTTCTTCTAACCATTATTATCCATATATACTAACTTAGGATTATTTAATCTACATTGTAAGATGAACTACGTTCATCTAATCCCTTCACATACTCACTTACGTTCGTATTGTTCGGGATTGTTTTTATATTGTTTATTCTTTTAATTCTAAACTATTTTGTTACTGGGGTATATTTGCCGCTTTGAAGCCATGGTAGTGCTAATCAGCACTACCAATGGTAACTTGCCATGCCCGTCATCCATAGCTGTTTATTCCCGTATAAGCAACACTTTTAGTTCCTATACGCCGTCGGTTGCCCTGTAAGTTTACTGGACTGTAGTGAAGCTATCAAACTTATTATTTTCATTTGACTCTTCGGCAACGCATGTTCTATACCTTCAAAACAGAGTACGGTATAGACTCATTGAGGGTTCCCTAAAAAGATTGCCCTCTCGACATTCCACATCAATACTGCTTAACGATGTGTATACTCCAGATCCGTCGGCACAGCACTACCTGTACTTCCTCAAGGAGGGCTGACAACTCAGCCATTCAAATTGTTTCGGGTTCTGTGTTTATTGTTAAAAGTTTTGTGTCTGACTTGGTGTCGTGTGAGCCTGAATATGTTGCAAAAAAAGTTTTATTGTTTTTGAAAAAGCTATCAAATTCTGTAATTAACCAGTCACCATATTTTTGACTATGGTAAAAAGTATAATTATCCATTACCCATGTATGTTTTGGTTCTACTGCAATATAACGACCTATGCGATTGAATTTCATAAACAATACATTTAAATCGCCTTCGTCACTTACATCAAGTAATTGTGATAGCCATTGGTCAAATTGTTTGTTTTCACCCGTAAGAAGTAAGTGAAATGGAAAGTCTTTATAACTTTTACACTCCGCATTTAGTTTACTGAAACTTTGTCCTGGAACAATGTCACCCTTAAAACTGCGTATCTGACCTTCGTGTAAAATTTGCTTTCTGCTTTGATTACTGCCTCCCACAT